GTCGCCAGGTCCGCAACAAGTACGGGGCGGTGTTGAAAGGCATCCTGCGGTGCGGCAGTTGTGAGGCAGGCATGGCCCACACCTACACGCAGAAGGCGCCGAACAAACTCTACCGCTATTACGTGTGCGTGAACGCTCACCAGCAAGGTTACGACCAGTGCCAGACGAGGTCGGTGTCCGCGCCACAGATTGAGCAGGCCGTCGTCGACCAGATCCGCGGCATTGCCGCGAATCCATCCGTGGTCGATGAGGTGGTCCGTCAGTTGGCCGAACAGCAGAGCATCCACCGGGAGGCACTCGAACGCGAGAAGCGGGTGATGGAGAGGGAGTTGAGCCGTCTCGCGGCAGAGATCCCGAGCTACGTCCGGACGGGCGGAAAGCACGTCGCCGACAAGATGGCGGAGTTGCAGGATCGAATTAATGTCCTGGAAGGGCAGTTGCGATCGGTGTGCGACCAACTCGCTGAGACTGTCGACCAGATCACCGATCCGGCGTCGGTGCTCCGGGCTCTGCGGGAGTTCGACGTGCTGTGGGAGGAGATGAAGCCGCGCGAGCAGGAGAAGTTCGTCAAGACGCTCGTGGAGAAGGTCACCTACGACGGGCGGACCGGCAAGGTGACGGTCGGCTTCCGGACGGCGGGGATCCGGCAGCTGTGTATCGATGTGAGGACCAGTAAATGAAGCAGGAGTCGATAACCTTCGAGATCGAGTTCAACCTGAAGCCGGGAGTGCGGGCCATTAACCGGCCCGGCGGCCAAAAGCCCAAGGAAGGGGCGGCACGAAGCCGCTTCGACCGATATCCCCGTATCGTGCAAGTAGTCGCCCTCGCGATCCACTTTCAGGACATGCTGGAGCGGGGCGAGGTCCGGAACCACGCAGACCTCGCTCGCCTGGGTTGCATCAGCCGCGAGCGGATGAGCCAGATCATGATGCTCGGCTGGCTGGCGCCGGACATCCAGCAGGAGGTACTCAGCCTCCCGAAGACCCCGGGGGGCCGATTCCCGGTGTCGGAGACGAGGTTACGGTCGATTGCGCGGCTGCCATCATGGATAGAGCAGCGGACGGAATGGCAGGTTCTAGCCCAGAACTCGCCACAAGCGGAAACCGCTACTGCAAAGATTCAGACGGCGTAGCACCTTGACGTCAATCCCCGGAGGTGTATATTAAAGGTTCCTTATCTACCCCGTGTAGAAGGAGATCTGACGCCGCCCCAAAGGCGGCGTTTGTCGTCTCTCACCAGCATGTTCTTTGAAGGAAGAGGCAGGAGTTGCCGAAGGACCTTGCTACAACGCAGCAGACCGCCGCACTTCCATGTCGATAAGAGAACGAGAGACATAGAGGAAAACTCATCGTCTTGTTGTGTCTTTGTCCCCTGCTTCTGCAACTCGATGGCTCACCGAGGTTTCGAACAGCGTGCTCCAGAGCATTCGAGTGCGAGTGAATTGAAAGGGCGTGATCTCGAGTCCCATCCACTCCTGAAGTCGGAGCGCGAGGCGAAGGATGTCTTTGTCGTCGCCTCGACGCGTCAGCTTGCCTCCGTTGCGAAGGAACTCCAGGAGTACTCGCCCCTCGGCGGTGGGGCGGCCCGTCTGGTCGGCCAAACCGAGGGTGCGAAGGTCATATTCCTCCGTTCGGACGCCGAAGCGCTCCGCCGCCTCAAGATCGGTACGGGGTGCCGTCTCTTCCGAGATTGTCCTGGCGGCGAAGACCTCCTTGGTTCGAACGGAGATGGCGATACGGCCATCGGGCAGTTCCGTGAATCGGCATTCGTCCCACCGCTGTGGCTGCACCGGGAAACCGTCAGTGCGATCCAGGCTGATATGGAACAAGCACCGGTAGCCTCCGGTCCCGTGCATCGCGCGGATCGGATCGCCGTCGATGGGGAACACTGTCGATAGACGCTGCCGGAGGTCACTGACCTGCTTGCGGAAGTTGGCAGCCTGTTTGCCCGATGTTGTTCTACTGAGGGCCGGTGTCTGGCCGCCCTTACTCGCGAATAAGGAAAGGAGGTGCCACAGACGATCGTCCGGTCCTGACATCCCCATGTTCTCGAAGCCGAACTCTATTTCCCTTTCTCGAAGCCGCGCCACGATGCTGTGCTCCCGGACCACCAGACGGAGTTCGTCCCATGTTGCGTCTGCCGGGACCGGGAAGCTGACCACCGTTTTCGCTGGCGCGCTTTCTCCGTTCCGAGGCAGTGCGTCTGCAAGGTAATCGAGGTCGATGACAATGCGGTCGTACGTAATACTGGCTAGGTCGGCGAGGCGGAAGGCAGGCGACTTTCGTTCGGATGGCGTCTGGCAGGGAACCAGGATGACTGGCGAAGGCGCGTCCTCTATGTGGCGGCACTGATCCCAAAGCATGTGCGCGTCCTCGCGGGCGGCGCCGACGACGAAGAAGAAGTCGCGGAAGCGCCCGGCTACGTGGCGGCGGCCAAGAAACCAGACCCGACCGGGCAACAGGACGGAGTCATTGCCAATCAGCCCGAGCCCGCGGCGTGTTGCCTGGGCGATCGCATCGAGGTCGATGGCCCAGCGGCGGAGGCGCTCGATTGACACACTGGCGCCGCCGTTTTCAGGGCACGGGACGAACGGCGCCGACCTGCCGGTGGTGGCGTTCTGGAGCCAGGCAACGTTTTCGACGTGACCGTCGCCGCATGCCTCGCAGCGGGCCCACGTCGCCCGGTCTGTTTCCTTCAGCAAGCCCAGGTTGCAGAGGAGTTCGAACTGCCCATGCAGCGCCCACTCGATCTCCTCCGCCGAAAAGACGGGCTCCTCGCACTCGGCGCGGGACCAGATGACGCGGAGCAGATCACTCATCGTTTGCGATCCCCCAGTCGCGAAGGCAGCGGCGGAGGATCAGATCTTCGTCGCTGTCACGGAGAGAGCAACCGGCAGGATGCGTGATCGTGAAATTCACCGTCTTCGGCCGCTTCCGCCCGTTCTCGAACACCGCTTGGAAGGCCGCCTGTGTGACGCGGAACTTGTCGCGTGGCAACCGGGCCTCATTGAGGGCCTCGGCCACAAGATCGAGTGCGCTCTTGCGGGAGTTGCGACCGCCGGCGTCGAAGATAATGCGTCCGTCGTCGTTCCACTTTTGCAGCCGGATCGACTTCAGCCGAATGTACAGGATCTTGTCTTCGGGGCGTGTCGGGAAACGGAAGTGGGGGTTCAGCAGTGGCTGCAGGTCATATGGCGGCTTCGGAACACGCTTCGGTACTTCGTCGACACCCAGGACCGTCCGCGCGAAGATGCCGGCCAGGTTCTCGCGGACGTCGGCACTTCCCTCAGCGTAGAGTTCCGCAGTCCCGGTGTTGCGGTCGAACATGACCACAACTTCAAACGCCGGTTTCCATTCCTTGCGGGTGAAGTTGCCGTCCTCCTCGTAGCAGATCATCGTGTCGGAATAGTCGGCCGGGTAGGTGAAAAAGAAGTCGATGTGACTGGAGCGGACATAGTGCTCGACCTTGCAGTGCTCGCCGCGCCCCTGGGCCTCCTGGTAATACCGCGAGACGGCCGCTCCGAACTGCTCGAGGGTGAGTTCGTTGATGGCCGGCGCCATCTTCGGCATCCCGTTGCGCTTCTCGGTCGACCGGCGAGGCAGGCTTTCCCAGTGCGCCAGCGCCTTCGCCTCCTCGAAGATCGCGGGGTGTTCGAGGAAAACCCGGAAGGCGCGCTCGTAGGAATTCGATTGCTTCTGCACGGCATTGGTGAGGTCGACGCCGTGCTCGCGCGCCACCTGGATCAGCCAGGGAGTGTACTCGCGTGCCGCCATTTCCCACACCGCGCGGAATTGGCCGCAGATCTCCCGCGATTCCGCTTCCGGCAGTTGGATGATGGCGTCGTGGACAGCTTCGATACCCGTCTCGGAGAGCTGGTCCCACTGGATTTCTTGGAGTTGGCTTCGCTTCGCGAAGTAGTCCTGCAACAGTCCGTTTGGCACGTGCCGCAGAAACGCTTTGGGGGTGAAGTGCATGGGCATACCGATCCTCTGGATGGACCGAGGCCAGCAGTACCCGAGCAAGCGTTTTACATGGCTGCCGGGAATTGGGGGGACCGGCCTGGAAAGTCCGGGGTGATTAACATGAGCCTCGATTCTAGCATGGCGAACAGAAGGCGAAACTTTTCCACGAGCCAAGCGCCTGATGACACTCAGGATCAAGTGTTTGACTGGATCCTGCCTGTGGAAGCCTGTGGAAAACTACCACTCGCGGGGGCGCGTTTGTGAGCTTCACAATTCCGTCGAGGGGTCCGGAGAGAAAAATTTGACCCGAGAGCAAAAATCTTCACCCGTCTTTTCAATCACATAGCTTTCGCATCGCTCGCCCGCAGCTCCGGAATGTGAAAGTTCACAGGAAGGGTAGCAGGGAAACCGAAATGACTTCACCTGCTACGAACCCTCCGAAGCGGAATGAGGACGCCACCAAGGCGCCGCCGGCGATCACTGCGGCGCACGAGGCCCTCGTCCGCGACTCCTTTGACGACATTGCCTTGCTGGTCGGCTCCGCCGCCGCCATCTACAACCTCGACGACGACATCCTCTGGACGGTGATGAAGCGGCTCGACCGGATCCGCGTCCGGCTGCTCCGCAACCTGAGTGGCGCGACCGGGCGCGAGGAGTTTGAGCCGACTGCCGTTCGGCCGCCGCGAACTCACCCCGCCGTTGATGAATTCCTGGCACGCAATCGCGGCCGGATGGGGGAGAGCGCCGCATGATTCGCCCGACCGCTTTTCATGACCTTTCGCCGGAGCGCGCGCGGCTCGTGCGGCTGTTTCAGACGATCAACTTCGGACGGATCGAGGAACTGGAGATCCGTAACGGCGAGCCGCAATTCAGCCCATCACCGAGGGTCTTCGTCGAAGTGAAGCTCGATTCTGAAGATAGCCCGCGTCCGGAGTCGCGGCTCAGCGACTTCGCCTTGCGGCGTCCGATTGAGCGGTTCTTCGAGCAGGTCGCCCGTTTGGAAGACGGCACTATCGAGCGGATCGAGGTCCGGCACGGGCTGCCATTCCGGATGATCGTCGAGGCTGCGCCGGCGGGGGTGTTGTCATGACGCCCGCCGCTGCCACCATCGATCCCTTCGCTCTCCAGCAAGCCGGGATTCGCGCGAGCCAACTCGTCGCGTCTTTCGGTTTCCATCGCGCCGACTGGGACGATCTGCGCCAGGACTTACTGCTCGACTACTTGAAGCGCAGCCGCCACTACCAGTCGGGGCGCGGCGAACACCGGGGCTTCATCTTCGGCGTCGTCCGAAATCGTGCCGCGCGTCTCGCCATCCAGAACGGCCGGCGTCCGACGTTCATCAGCGGCGTCGACGACCGGGTGCTGATGCGGAACTCGTGCGCCTGCCTGGCAGAGCCGTCCGCGCCGATCGAACTGCAGATGGATGTGCGCAAGGTTGTCGCGTCCCTTCCGGAGCACCTGCGCGAGGTTGCCGTGCTGCTCAGCCGGATGTCGGTGGCCGAGGTGAGGCGGGAGACAGGCAAATCGCGGCCCCGGATCTACCAGATGATCGGCGAGATCCGGCAGGCTTTTCAGGAAGCGGGCTTGGCACCCAGCGGAGGTGCTCGATGAGCGCCGCCCCAATGGTGACGACGTATTCGATGTGGAGCCTGTTCCGGAACTGCCGGAAGGCGGTCGACTGGCGGTATCTGCAGAACCTTGCGCCGATCGAGCGGGACTGGAACCTGCACTTCGGATCGCTGATCCACGAGTGCCTGGAGATGTGGCATCGGGATCGTGAACTTGCGAGCGTGCTCGACCACATCGATCGCCGGTGCGCGGGCCGAGCGCAGGACGAGGACCAGCGCCAGGACTGGCACTACGCCACCGCCATGATGAAGGGCTACGCGGAGCGGTATGCCGTGGAGGAGTTCGAGGTGATCGCGCTCGAAGAGCCCTTCACGAACATGCCGATCGTGAATCCCGCAACGGGCGCTACCTCGCGCAGCTTCGTGTTGGCTGGCAAGGTGGATGGCATCGTCCGAATCGACGGCGACTACTACCTGCTCGAACACAAGACAGCGGCGCAGCTTGGATCCGACTACCTGGAGAGGCTGTGGACCGATTTCCAAATCACGCTCTACGCCTGGTACCTGGAACAGCGCTTCGGCTTCCAGATCACGGGGATCCTCTACAACATCCTGGTCAAGACGCGCCTGCAGCAGAGCCACGGCGAAACCGAGGAGGAGTTCGAAGCGCGGCGGGCCGAGTTGCTGGCCAAGTCGAAGACCGGCAGAACGGCGGCCAAGCGCAAGCTCCCTGAGACCGACGAGCAGTTTCAGCAACGGCTGGCGGAAAAGTACGCCGATCCGGCGATGTTTCACCGCGAGCGGCTCTATATCTCGCGTGACCGCTTCGCCGTCTTGCAGGCCGAGTTGTGGGAGCTGACCCAGTCCTTCCTCGATGCGCGCCGGCGCGGCGTCTTCTATCAGAACACCTCGTTCTGCTTCAACTACCAGCGGCCTTGTCCCTACTTCGCGTTGTGCCGTTCGAACGGCAATCCCAACGTGATGGAGAACTTCTATCAGCGCGTCGAGCCGCATGAGGAACTCCGAGTTCTCACCGCCGGCGCAGTCACCCCAGCTTTCTGATCAAGGAGAAATCATGCCACTACTGCCAACCGCCAAGACCCAACCGAAGCCCAACCTCGCGGATCTGACCGTGCTGGTGTATGGGCAAACGAAGATCGGCAAATCGACGCTGTGCTCGAATGCCGACAACGCACTGTTCCTCGCCACCGAGCCTGGCCTCAATGCGCTCGATGTTTACCAGGCGCCGATCCAGACTTGGGAGGATCTGCTCAACGCGTGCGCGGAGATCGGAGAGGGAAAGCACCCGTTCAAAACCATCATCATCGACACGATCGACAACGCCTACAAGTTCTGCACCGATTACATCCTGCGGAAGTTCAAGGTTGAGCACGAATCCGATCTGGCCTACGGCAAGGGCTACGCGATCGTCAACAACGAGTTCCAGCGCGTGCTCACGAAGCTCGCGTTCCTGCCTTATGGGCTGTTCCTTATCTCGCACGCCAAGGAGATCGAGGTGGAGACGCGGACCGGCAAGTACACCCGCATTGTGCCGACGTTGCCCGACAAGGCGCGCAAGATCGTGCTGGGCATGGTGGACATGGTCCTCTTCTGTGACCTTGAGGTGGCCACCGGGGAAGACGGGGCCCAGAGTGTACGCCGCGTGATCCGCACGAAGCCCAGCCTCTACTACGAAGCCGGCGATCGCACGGGGCGGCTCCCCGAGACCATCGACCTCGATTTCCGCAAGTTCCTTGATGCCTTCAATACTGCTGTGGCCCCGCTGAAACCGGCTGCCGCAGCGAAGGCGCCGGCGGCGGTCAAGTGAGTTCCCAACAGGAGAAGAAACCATGAGTAAACATTCGATTGATCTCTCGCAGTTCGATGATGGATTCCGCAGCGAGCAGCCCGAGGAGCGTAGCGATTTCGAGAGCGTGCCTGATGGCAAGTACCAGGTCAACGTGGAGAAGGTGGAACTGACCGAAGCGCAGTCGACCGGAAACCCGATGATCAAGTGGACGCTCCGTGTCATCGCGCCGAAATTCGTCAACCGCCTGATGTGGCGGAACAGCGTGATCACCCACAACACGCTGAAGTACGTCAAAACCGATCTGCACTTGTGCGGGCTTGATCTGGAACGGATCTCCGAATTGCCCAAACACTTGAGCAAGCTGCTGGACGTCAAGCTCGAGGTCACCAAGCGCACCAAGGGCGACAACGAGAACATCTTTTTCAATCGCCGCATCGACACCAGCCGCGAGCCGGGCAAATTTCGCCAGGACGCCGGGGATGCCCTTGTCCCGTTCTGAGGAATCAGCTGCCACCATCGTCATCGACACCCGCAAACAGGAGCCATATTCGTTCGATCCCCGGCTGGCGGCTGCCGTGCGGCGAGCACTGCCGGCCGGGGACTACTCCATCGAGGGCTTCGAAGGTGAGGTCGCTGTTGAGCGTAAGTCTCTCGACGATTTTGTCGGGACGGTAGTCCATGCCCGGGCTCGATTCCGCCGGGAGTTGCGTGTGCTGGCCGGTTACCGGGCCACCTGTGTGGTGGTGGAGGCCAGTGTCGCCGACGTACTCCAGCGGCGATATCGAGGTGATGCCCACCCGAATGCAGTGATCGGCAGTGCTCTGTCGATCATCCTCGACTACCGCATCCCGGTGTTCTTCTGCGGCAATCGCCAGGCCGCTTGCCAGTTCACGCAGGCATACCTGCTTGCGGCGCGAAGGAGGTGGGATCGATGACAGCAGACCGCACATGCATCCGCGGCACCGTGGAGACGGTGTTCTATTCGGGGCCGACGTTCAGCGCCGGACGGCTTCGGACTTCTGAAGGCGAGGATGTGAAATTCGCGGGTCGGGTATTCGTGCGAACGAGCGATGCCGTCAGGTTGGAAGGGCGGTGGGTGAACCATCCGAAATATGGCTGCCAGTTCGAGGCGGACTGTATGGGGCACGACCTGGAGATGGACCCCGAGGGGCTGGCCAACTTCCTCGCCAATCACCCCGACGTCAAGGGCATCGGACCCGCGAAAGCGCGGCTGATTGCGGACCGGTTCGGCCGTGAGTTTGACCAAGCAACCCGCAACCGGCCAGAGGAGATTGCCGCCACGGCGAAGGTTCCGGTCGAGACTGCGATGGAGTTGCAGCGGATCTGGATCGCCAACAGCGAATTCAATACAGCGATGGCGTACCTTGCGGCGTTCGGACTGACCCACCATCAGGTCACGACGCTGGTCCGGAAGTTCGGCAGCCAAGTGGTCCCGATCTTGGAGAGCGATCCGTACCTCCTGGTGCGCGAGATTCCAGGCTTCGGCTTCAAGCGCGTGGATAAGATCGCGCGCAAGATGGGCACGCCCAAGGATCTGCCGTCGCGCATCCGCGCGGGGCTGCACTACTGCGTCCTCGAAGCTCTGGACAACGGCGACTGCTGGGTCGAATACGAGGATCTCCTTAACCGGGCCAACACTCTGCTGGTGATGGACAGCCTCGACAGCCGTGAGGTGATCGAGACCCATCTGGAAGCTCTGCTCACGGAAGGGCGCCTGATCTCTCATGCCTTTGAGCGGCTCGTGGTTGCCGATCCGGAGATCCATCGCATGGAAGCGGAGCTCGCCACTGTCTTGAGGGCGGGTGCGGCAAGCAGCCCACATTCGGTTGCCGATGTCGATCGATTGCTCGATGCCGAGGGAGGCGAGCTCAATGCCGAACAGCGCCAGGCTGTGAGGAATGCACTGACGTACTCCATCTCGTTGATGACAGGCGGCGCGGGCAGCGGAAAGACCTATGCGGTTTCGACGATCGCCTCTATCGCCGAGCGGCTGGAACGGAAGGTTGTCCTTGCGGCTCCGACGGGCAAGGCGGCCAAGCGGCTGGAAGAGGTAGTGGGCATCGAGGCGAGCACGATCCACCGGCTCTTGGGCTTCAACGGCCACACCTATGCGCGCGATGCGCTCAACCCCGTCGAGGCCGACATCCTCGTCATCGACGAAGTCTCCATGGTGGATGTTCCGCTCGCCTGGCGGCTGTTCCAAGCGATCGACCGCTCGCGGACTGCAGTCGTGCTGGTCGGTGACCATAACCAATTGCCACCGGTAGGACCGGGGAATTTGCTCAGGGATCTGGTCCGTTCGGCGGCGATTCCAACAACCATCCTGACGCGAATCATCCGCCAGGCGGGGGTGTTGAAAGAGAACTCCACCGCGATCCTCGCTGGTGAGGTCCGGCCGACGTCGGATGTGCAGGTGGGCGCGCGCCGCCCTTGGTACGTCATCGACAAGTTCTCCGATCGGGAAGATGTCCGCAGAATGCTGCTCCTGTTGTTCGACGAGGTGTTGAGCGACCGGCTTGGGTACGACCTGATCCGCGATGTCCAGGTGCTAACGCCAACGCACAAGGGTCCGCTCGGCACGGCGGAGTTGAACGTAGCCCTGCAACAGCTTTTGCAGAAGCGGCTGTACGGGATCACTGTTCCGCCAGTCGATCCCAACCGTCGGCCGCCGCTCTACGCCGGCGACAAGGTGATTCAGACGAAGAACGTCTACGAGTTGGGCGTGATGAATGGCGCGATGGGTGTTGTGCTGGAGGTTCGATCGGATGGTTCGCTGTCGATCGACTTCGATGGCAGGCCGGTGGAGATCGATGCCGGGTCCGATGCCATCGGAAACATCCACCTGGCTTACGCGACGTCGATCCACAAAGTGCAGGGCTCGGAGTTCCCGTGTGCCGTTGTGATCGCCCACAAATCGCACTCCTTCATGCACCATCGCAACCTGCTGTACACGGCAGTGACGCGTGCGAAGGAGTCGGTGATCATCCTGGGTGACCGGTGGGGCATCGACAATTGCGCGAACAAGCGACAGGTGGATCGGCGGAACACCTTCCTTTCTTTCCTGCTCGAGGGGGATCGTGATCGATGAGTGCTCCCGTGGAGGTGCAAGAGTATTACCGGCGGCTGACCGATTTAGATATCGGCGAGCTGGCGCGTGAACTGCTCGACGGCCGGATCATGCAGGAGTCTGACCGGACGCTTTTCTGCGACTGTCCGAACCACCGCAGCCAGTCGCAGCGTTCACTGCACGTCATGCTCGATCGGCAGGGCTGGTATTGTTTCGGCTGCGGTGTTGGCGGCGACGTACTCCAACTTGTCGAGTTCGTCCGGTTCGGGGTCGTCACGCGCGGCCGATCGGGAGCGATGCCCGAATCGCACCGGCAGGCCCGCGACTTCCTCGCCGAACGCGTCGGGCTTCCCTCCCTGTCGCGCCTTGGCCGCAACGCTGAGGAGATCTCCGAGGTCGAGGAGGAACACCGCCTCAGCCTTCGGGTGCGGGAAGCGTTAACGGCACTGGCCGACGTGTATCACCAACGGTTGATCGGGAACGCCGAAGTGCTCGGATGGTTTCAAGCGAAGTACGGCATTGGGTTCGAGACCACTGCAAGGCTGAAGATCGGTTTCGCGGACAACGCGGAACCCAGTCCTGCGCGTGTCCTTCAAGAAGGCCCCAGTGCTTTCAGCCTGCGGGAACTGACTGCCACTTCGGCATTCCGGCCAACGGCGCAGGACGGTGTCGTTCCTTTCTTTGATGGGCGTATTGTGTTTCCGTATTGGAGCCGCGGGCATGTCGTCTTCATGATTGGGCGCCGGACTCCATGGACACCAGAGTTCGAGTGGGAGAAGTCCAAGTACAAGAAGCTGCCTGTCCGGAACGACCGAAACAACAGCCACGTAGCGCTGTGCATCCGGAACGATGTTCTGTACAACGAAGACGTGCTGGTCACGCGCCCGGAGCGGGTCGTCATCACCGAGGGGGTGACCGACTGCATTTCGCTCATGGAGAAGGGCTTCCCTGCGGTATCGCCCGTCACCGTGCAAATCCGCGACGCTGACTGGGATCGACTCCTCCCGAAGCTCGCCGGCGTGAAGACCGTGTTCATCTGCCAGGACAACGAGGTCTCGCAGGCCGGTACACAAGGCGCGCTGAAGACGGCGCGCATCCTTGCCGAACACGGTATCGCAACGCGCGTGGCCATCTTGCCGTTGGGGGACAAGCAACTCGCCGCACGCCAGGCATTGGCATCGGCGCCAGCTGACAGCTCAGAAACACAGCGGCTACTGGCGGAGGCGAAGATCGACGTCAACGAGTTCTTCGCCTCGGGCAAGACAGCGGCTGATTTCGAAGCCATCCTCACCGCCGCCCAAACGCCGCTCGAGATGGCAATCGCGAAGCTGCAGCCCGGTGCGCAGGACCTGGCGACGCTACTCGACCCGATCCTGGCCGAGGTCCATCAACTCGATCCCATCGAGCAGCCGCGCTACCTGAAGCTGATCCAGGCGAAGTGTGGCAAGGGACAACTCCCGATGTCGGCATTGCGGCAGCAGATGAAGGTGGTCCGGATTGACACTCCGCGAGGGAGCCGATCGCGCCAGCAATCCGCCGCAGCCGCCAAACCGGGCGTGCAGTCATGGCGCGATTCCCTTCTACTCAACCTGAACGGGACAGTGAAACCAGTGCTCGCCAACGCGATCACGGCGCTTCGGTGCGCGCCCGAGTGGTCGGGTGTCCTCGCCTACAACGAGTTCGCCCACTTCAACGTCATTCAGAAGCCTGCGCCATGGATGACGCCGGACGCCAGTTTACCGGTGGATTGGTGCCCGAATGACGACATTCTGGCGACCGATTGGCTGCACCACCAGGGCATCTACGTGTCGGTGGAAAGTGCGGCCCAGGCAGTGGAGTCCGTCGCGCGAGAGCGGCTATTCCATCCGGTCCGCGAATATCTCAAGAACCTGACGTGGGATGGATCACCGAGGCTTCATCTCTGGCTGTCGGACTATCTGGGCGTTCCCCCGTCACCTTATGCTGCAGCGGTCGGATCCAGGTGGATGATCTCAGCGGTGGCTCGCGTGTTCGAGCCGGGCTGCAAGGCGGACTGCTGCCTGATCCTCGAAGGCGAACAGGGCATCCGGAAGTCCACCGCCCTGCGCATCCTCGCCCAGCCGTGGTTCACCGACGAGATCGCCGACATCGGCTCGAAGGATGCTGCGCTGCAGACCCGTGGTGTCTGGGTGATCGAGATCGCTGAGTTGGACTCGTTGTCCCGGTCCGACATCGGCAAGATCAAGGCGTTCATGAGTCGCGGCGCCGATCGCTTCCGTCCTCCTTACGGGAAGCGGCCCATCGAGTCACCGCGCCAGTGTGTTTTTGCCGGCAGCGTGAATCATGCAGCCTACCTGCGTGACGAAACCGGTGGGCGCCGATTTTGGCCGGTCGAATGCAAAGCCCCGGTGATCGATGTCGAGTCGCTGGCGGAGAACCGGGATCAGCTCTGGGCCGAAGCGACAGCGCTGTATTTCGATGGGAAACCGTGGTGGCTCGATTCGGTGGCTCTCAACCGCGAAGCGGCTCAGGAGCAGGCTGAGCGGTACGAAGGCGACCCATGGGACGAACTGATCCTCGAGTGGGCGGCAGGACGCGACTCCGTATCGATCGCTGATGTCCTCAGCATGTGCCTCGACAAGAAGAAGGACATGTGGACGCAATGGGACCGCAATCGCGTGGCGCGTTGCCTGCGGGCGAATGGGTGGACACGCTTCAATGCCGGATCGCGCGGCGCAAGAGAGTGGCGGTATCGGCGGCCAACATTCGCGGAGTGAAGGTGTGTTCCAGTCTCACCCCGTGTTCCAGTCGGTGTTCCAGTCGCGTGTTCCAGTCTAAGTGCCTTGTTTTCAAGGCGGTGTTCCAGTGTTCCAGTCATTCAACGCGCGCGCACGCGAGAGAGGAATTGAAATGCATAGTTCCACCACCCGGATCGACACACACGGTTCAAATTTTTATGGAAAGAGTACAGAACCCGTCTGCGCGACTGGAACACTGGAACACGGGCCACAAAGTCTATTGCCATCAGAGACTTCCGGTGTTCCAGTAAAGTCCGGCGCTGATTCTGAGACTGGAACACTGGAACACCAATCGCAGGTTGAGATGTTCGTATCGACTTGCCTGCGAACGTGGACCACCGACCAGCCACAAATCTTCGCGCGTGATGTTCAGATCAACGACACCGCTTACCGACGCCTCGACCCTGAGTATTTCGCCTGGCTCCGCTCGAAGATGACGATGGCGAAGCTGGCCGCCAATGCCGGGCAACTCAACCGCGATGAGTTCGATTCGCTCCGGGCGAGGTTCAACATCATTCAGGATTGGGCCATCCGTCGATTCGGCGAGCCCGCATTGCTGGAAGGTGTCCGCGGCCTCGACACGCAAACCTACACGCCGCCAGTCGCCGAACCGGATTCTCCTCCGCAGCCGAGCCGACCCGCAGAGGCAGTAAAGGACACCGTCCTGGCGAAGGTCGATGCGATCCGAGAGCGAGCAGTGAGCCTGGGATGGACCACGGACCAACTCTACGCCACAGGCCCGTCCGGCAGGTTTGGCGTCTCTTACGACCGCGGCCTGGTTTGCTACCTGAAACCTCACGACGAGATTGGTGAGGTTACGAGCCAGTCGATCGAGATCATCCTGCCCAATGGTGTGCGGCAGCGGTTCTACAACATGCTCGTCGAGCAGCCATGGATTACACGCCTCCGTTGATTGCTGAGTAGACAGTTTGCCGATCGCGTGAGTATCTATTGTCAGGGGCTCGGTTCGATAGGCCGGCGCAAAGCGCACCCTCCGGAAGAATCTCCTACAACGGATACCGAGAGACGGGACTCTCACCAATCTCCTTCCCTGTGCTGTCGTACCCGAAGTGTGCCTTGATGAAGCCTGACCAGAAGATCCCCTACTATGCGCCGGATGGACGGTCGCTTGGATTCCGTACTGCCGAGGCAGCCAAGCGGTTGATCGACGGCGGATTCGTGAAGCCGTCCTACGGACGCAAGGGCCACTTGAAGGCTATCTGGTTGCGGCGCGAGGACGGCACGAGTCCGGTTGAGGCACGCGTGAAGCTCGGCACACGCTACAGCTTCATCGAGACGCTGGAGAACGGTCGCTGCTGGAGGCTTCGGAAGCTCAGGTTGCGCGATGAGGATGGCGTCGAGTTTAACGTCGAGCCGGCGTTCTTCTCGGTGGTGCAGGGATGCGTAGCCCGATGACGAGCCGCAAGCCCAAGCAAGGTGGACGCTTCATTGCCTGGATGCGCGGCGCGTTCACGAGCCGGTCGGCGAGTCGGCCCAAGCGGCGGCCGCGCCGTAAGGCACGTTGAGGTCCATTGGGTCCTCGGAAGAGGCTCTGGGCGGCGGGTGAGACGATTGCACGCTGAGCCTAGCGGCTGGACTGAATTTCCGGTTGACAGGTTGACACTCCGGTTGACGCGAACGTGACTTTCGCTTCCGTTTGTTCCGGCATCGAAGCAGCAACGGTTGCCTGGGAGCCCCTTGGCTTCCGTGCAGCCTGGCTGGCCGAGATCGATTCGTTTTGCTCTGCGCTGCTGGCGCACCACTATCCCGATGTCGAGAACCGTGGCGATTTCAGCCGGATTGACCGGGGATCGGGCGCAATCGACGTTCTGGCCGGAGGAACTCCATGCCAGTCGTTTTCAGTCGCCGGAAGACGAGGCGGCCTGGAGGACGCACGCGGTAACCTGGCCATCGAGTTTTGCCGCCTTGCTGGCAGACTCCGGCCTCGCTGGATCCTCTGGGAAAACGTCCCCGGTGTTCTGTCGTCGAACGGCGGACGGGACTTTGGTTCCATCATCGGGGCGCTGGCAGAACTCGGGTATGGTTGCGCCTGGCGAGTGCTGGACGCTCAGTTCTTCGGAGTGCCCCAGCGACGCCGTCGCGTCTTCGTTGTCGGACACTTTGGAGACTGGCGGCGTGCCGCGGCGGTACTACTTGAGCGCGCGGGCCTGTGCCGGAATACTCCGGCGTGCCGCAAAACGCGGGAAACAGTTGCCAGCGGTTCTGTACGTGGCGCTGAGGTCGGTCCTTTTGGAGGCCGGTTTACGGACCTAGCTCCGACGCTCGATGCGCGGTGCAAGGACAGCGCGATCCGAAATCAGATTGGCCTGCTGGTGTTCGGCGGCGGGAACACATCGGGGGTGATCGACGTCGCGACAGCACTGACCCATCACGGGGTGCGCCAGGATTTCGATACGGAGACGTTCGTCGCGCACACGCTTCGTGGTGACGGATTTGACGCCAGTGAGGATGGGACGGGGCGCGGCACGCCGATTATTCCGATGGCTTTTTCATCAAAGGACCACGCCGCGGATGCAGGTGGGACGGCGCCGACTCTCCGGGCGATGCCGCACCATACGAGCCACTCGAATGGCGGCGGCCAGATCGCAGTCTGTGTTCAGGAAGGTCAAACAGGAGTTCGGGAGTACGAAACTGCGGGAACGGTACGGTCTGACGCGCCCGGTTCACAGCGGGGAGGGAGCCTCATCCGTGATCGTTATGCGGTGCGGCGGCTGACGCCGCGCGAGTGCGAACGGCTGCAGGGATTTCCGGACGACTACACGCTGATCCCGTATCGCGGCAGACCTGCCGCAGATGGGCCAAGGTATCGAGCAATCGGAAACTCAATGGCTGTTCCGGTCATGCGGTGGATCGGCCGGAGGATGCAATTGGTGGATGCGCTGTGATTGCGGCACTACTCAGACAGACTGAATTGTGGCCTGTGGAGCGGCTCGTGCCGTACGCCCGGAACCCGCGGACCCACAACGAGCAGCAGGTGGCGCAGATTGCCGCTTCGATCATGGAGTTTGGCTTTAACAACCCCATCCTGGTGGACTCGCAGGCTGGCGTGATTGCGGGCCATGGACGGTTGCTCGCGGCGCGGAAGCTGGGGATGGCGAGCGTGCCGGTGATCGTGCTGGACCACCTCGACGAGAATCAGCGACGGGCGTACCTCGTCGCGGACAACCGGCTGTCGGAGCTTGCGGGTTGGGACTCGGAGTTGCTGGCGCAGGAACTGAAGGAGCTTTCGGAAGCTGGGTTCGACGCGACACTCGCCGGTTTCGACGCCAAGGAGATCGACGATTTCATCGCGTCGCTGGAACGAGGAAGCGAGGTCGCTGAGACACAGCAAGCTGAGGCGCCTATACCGGAGGTGCCGGAAGAGGCGGTGACACGCCCCGGTGATCTGTGGTTGATCGGCCCCCACCGCCTGATCTGTGGCGACTGCCGGGATGCGGCTATTGTGTCGCGGCTCTTCGAAGGGCGGAAGGCCAACGTGGTGGTCACCTCGCCGCCGTATGCCACGCAGCGGCAATACGACCCGTCGAGCGGTTTCGAACCCGTGCCGCCGGAGAAGTACTCCGCCTGGTACCGGGCCGTTGCGTCAGCGATCGAGTCCGTGCTGGCTCCTGACGGATCCTACTTCCTGAACATCAAGGCGCATGCCGAGGACGGCGAACGGCACACCTACGTGATGGATCTGGTGCTGGCTCACAAGCGGCACTGGGGTTGGCGGTTCGTCGATGAACTCTGCTGGCGCAAGACGGACGACGGTGTGCCGGGCGGCTGGAACAACCGCTTCAAGAACGCGTGGGAGCCGATCTTCCACTTTTCGCGGGGCCGCACGATCAAGTTCAACCCCCGAGCCGTCGGGCACTGGTCGGATGACTGTTTCGACTACTCGGCGGACAATCCTAGGTCGACGTCCGGAAGCGGACTCCTGGGAACTGGCCCTCGTGGCGCGGCGGCGGACAAAGGCAAGAACCATGGCGCTTGGCAGACTACGCGCCGCAACGCGAACGACATGGAAGGCCGGCGCGGTGGAGTGGCCCGGCCATCGAACGTGATCGAGGCCAAGACCGAGTCGAGCCAGGGATCGCACTCCGCGCCTTTCCCACGAGCCATTCCGGAGTTCTTCATCAAAGCATTCACCGATCCCGGTGATCTGGTCTTCGATCCGTTTACCGGGAGCGGGACCACCCTCGTCGCTGCCGCGCAACTTGACCGCATGGGCCACGGCGTCGAGATCAGCCCGGCCTACTGCGACGTGATTTTGCGGCGGCTCGAGGAAGCGCTCAACCTTACGCCTGTCCACGCCGCGACAGGCCAACGTTTCTCAACTCAAACCCCTTCGAAGGAGTAATCACACATGCCCGAAGTAGCTACCCCGAACCAGGCCGAGCGGGAGTTCGAAACCGCCTCGGACGAGTTCTTCAAGAACCAGAGCCAGGTCAACGCCGGTTACGGCAATGTCCTTTTCGCCAACATCAAGCGGACCTACGACGAGTACCAGCAGGAATCGCTGGAGTCGATCAAGCGCAACCGCACCATCGTGGACAAGCTGGTCTCCGACGCGCAGCAGTTCGACAACCAGCGTCAGGTGATCGCCAACCAGGCGCTGCAGAACGCCGTCGAGACTTCCAACATGGTGGCCAAGCAGGCCGTGCGCCACTCGGACATCGCCATTGACAACCAGTGGAACCCGGTCCAGCAGGGCGCGGCCGACACGATGCTCGCGCGCACGATGACCATCGATGACGCGAGCCTCAAGGCGATCGGCTCGGTGGTCGCCGCGGCGGTCGCCGAAGCGCTGTCCAATCGCAAGTAGTCCTTCTCCCCCGCCGCCAGAGAGGGGCGGTCCTGATTCCTCCGCTGGGCCGCCCCTCGCCTTTTCTGAGATTCACCCATGGCCGACACAAGCCGCTTTGCCGTCGAAGCCCGTTCGCTCGGGAAGGTTGCCGTCGCCGTGCCAGGTTCGCCGGTGCGCGTCACGGTCGACGAAAACCTGCGCGCCGTGCGGATGCGATTCGCTCCCTTGATCGGGGAGACCGGGCGCATGTTCCTGGGTGTGGCCGGGATGAACAAGGCGACGGGTGCGGGCGTGATCAAGGAGTTCTGGCCCACAGGCGTCGGTGGAGGGGTGGCCGACGAGCTGGTCCTTGAATCAGCGCACGGACTCCGGCCTGCGGATTACTGGATCGACGCCAATGTTGCCGGCGAGGGGCTGCTCGTAGCGTACTGGGTCCCGACACCGTACTGGGCGCCATAATCCCATGCTGCGCGAACTGCGGATCGGGCTGCGGCTGCGACCGATTATGAACAGGTTTCAGGAGTTGACCAAGATGAAGTTCTCTGTGAATGTTGCCATCCAGATGCTGGCGCTTGCCGCTCAGGGTCTGAACGCCACGATGGAACTGTTGCCCGGTCGCGGCAAGTTCTGGGCGATGGTCGGGCTGTCTGCGGTGCAAGGCGTGACGGCCGTGCTCGCCCACTTCGCAAACCCTGACGGCACGCCGGCGCAGGTTGCCTACCTCAAGAAGTGAACACCGATCTCCAAATCGAGCGCTGGTCCGTCGATCGGCTGATTCCGTATGCCCGCAATGCGCGTACGCACAGCCCGGAGCAGGTCGCGCAGATTGCTGCGTCGATCGCGGAGTTCGGCTGGACGAATCCCATCCTCGTCGGTGCCGATGGCGTCGTGATCGCCGGCCACGCCAGGCTGCTGGCCGCGCGAAAACTCGGAATCTCCGACGTTCCGGTCATCGTTCTCGATCACCTCAGCGATTCACAACGCCGCGCGCTGGTCATTGCTGACAACCGCCTCGCGCTGAACGCAGGTTGGGATGAAGAGATGCTGCGCGTCGAACTCGAGGCGCTGCGCGAGGATGAGTTCAACCTGGATCTGCTTGGCTTCGGCGTCGATGAGATGGATGCACTGCTCGCGGAACCGGAAGCCGCAATCGCCGGCAACACGGACGACGATGCGGTCCCGGAGACGCCCGAAACCGCGGTGACGGTGCCCGGCGATGTCTGGCTGCTCGGGGATCATCGGCTGCTTTGCGGCGACGCCACGCAGATCGATTCCGTGGAGAAGGTGCTGGCCGGGGGACTCGCGGACATGGTCTTCACCGATCCGCCCTACAACGTGAACTACGGGGCGACGATGAAGAACAAGTTGCGCGGCAAGAAACGGAAGATCGCCAACGACAACCTCGGCGACGGCTTCGAACAGTTCCTCCGCGATGCGTGCACAAACATCCTGACGGTCACCAAGGGCGCGGTCTACATCTGCATGTCCTCGTCCGAGCTGCACACGCTGCAGAAAGCGTTCCGTGATGCGGGCGGCCACTGGTCCACGTTCGTCATCTGGGCCAAGAACACCTTCACCATGGGCCGCTCCGATTACCAGCGGCAGTACGAGCCGATCCTCTATGGGTGGAAGGAAGGCTCGGACCACTTCTGGTGCGGAGCCCGCGATCAGGGGGACGTCTGGTTCGTCAAGAAGCCCGTCTCCAATGACCTGCATCCGACGATGAAGCCGGTTGAACTGGTGGAGCGCGCCATCCGCAACAGCAGCAAGAGCCGGGACACTGTGCTCGATCCGTTTGGCGGTTCGGGATCGACGCTCATTGGCTGCGAGAAGGCGGGCCGCCAGGCGCGGCTGATCGAATTGGAGCCGAAGTATTGCGACGTGATCGTCCGGCGCTACCAGGAGTTCAGCGGGAAAGAAGCCACACTCGAGGCGGATGGCCGGCGGTTCGCAGACTTGGCCGCCGAACGCCTGGGAGTAGCGGCATGAATCGCCCGTTGCCGCCGGGAGATTGCGGCTATCGAGGCGGAGATCCGGGCCGGGAATCCGGATCTGCAAGGCCTTTGCTTGGGGTTGTCGGACTGGTCAACTGAACTGCGCATCCTGAAACGTCTACCGTGGAGAACCACATTCTTCTTCAAGTCGTGATTCCGGCCATTGGTCTTGTCTCCGGGCTGATCGCGACCTACGTGAGCCTGCAGAACCGGGCACTGCTGGCCGAGGTCCGCAGGGAACTGGCCGAGTTGGAAAACAGGATCATCTTGCGGATCAACGGAACCTACGCGCGGACATCGGAGGTGACGATCCGTGAGGAGGCGATCAAGGAGCGGATTGCGCGGCTGGAAGGAAGAGACGCCGCCGACCGTGAGATCGGCGGCGTGTGAGGAAGGATGTTGCTGTTACGCCTTGATCCGGTAGGCGCGGGCGCCTTCGGGCGTCTTGAGGGACTCGACCGTGAGGCCCATCTTTTTGCCGAGCGCACCGGAGAGGAAGCCGCGCACCGAATGCGCCATCCAGCCGGTTTCGGACATGATTTCCTGCAACGTGGCGCCTTCGGCTCGGCGCAGCAGTTCGATGACGATGGCTTTCTTCGAGCCTTCGCGCGCGTCCTTGGGGGTGGCGTCCTTGGCCGCCTTGGCCTTCTTCGGCGCGGCGTTGCTTACAGTGATTGGGGCGGCGTGTTGCGCCGGGGCGGGCGTCAGGGCCTGGATGGCGCGCCAGATCCGTCCAACCGCCGTCTTGCGGTCCGTGAACTTCTTGACCGGCTTGAGGTCGCCGAAGGGCGGGACGCCAGCGAAACTATTCCATGTCTCGACGAAGCGGCCGATCGGCCACTGGCTCGTCAGGTTGGCGAGTTCCTTCTCGGTGGCGAAAGTGCCTTCCGTGGATCCGACGCGGTAGTTCAGCGCGTCCTCGAGGGCGGCAAACGCCGTGATGTTGTTGTCGGTGTCGATTACGAACGTGGTGTTCATGGGTGAGTCTCCTGTCTATCGGGTCATACCGGCGATCTTGTCGTCCGGGGTGATGCTGAGGTTTTTCAGATAGCCGCTGGCGAGGCGTGCCCAGCCAAACGGCGTCGAGATTTCGTGGCGAGCGGCGATGCGGCTCAACTTGATGCGGTGCGTGCCGTTGTCGAATTCCTTCTTGAGGTGGCCCCAGCGGTCGAGCTTCCAGCCGTTCCGCGTGGCCCAGGTGATCAGTTCGTTGCGGGTCATGTTCAGTACTCCAGTCCTTTGGCGTCGACCGCGCTGCGATCGCCGAGGTCGGCGAGGACGTAGGCGAGCTGCTCGGTGATCCGGCCGAGGTCGCCCGGGTAACCCCAGTTGGTGGGCTCGGCGGCCTGCTCTTTCTGGTGGGCAGCCAGGCGGCTGGCGATGCGCTTCAGCAGGTCCTGCGCTTCGGCGTGGCGTTCGGCGTAGCAGGCTGCGGCGGTCTGTTTGGTGGCTTGTGATTTGGTGTTCCTCATCGCGAACCCATTCATCACTTCGTTCCGCTGAACAAGCAAGCAGAATCGAACAACTGAATCTCTCGACGTTTCAAACAGATCGGGGCATAAATGTCGGATCGGCTGATGACACAGGCGGAGTACGCGCGGCACCGCGGCAAGAGCCGCCAGTACATCAGCCGCCTGGCCAAGGCTGGCGTGCTGGTGATGCGGGCGGGCAAAGTCGATGTCGCCTCATCCGACGCGGTACTGGATGATCGCCCGGAGCCGGTTTCGGAGCGCGTAACCTCCAGCCCGGCCGAGGTTGCGCCAGCCGGGACGACCTTCGCCCAAGCTAAGACCGCCGACATGGTGTTCAAGGCCAAGCTGCGAAAGATGGAATACGACGTCCGAATGGGCAAGCTGGTCGAAGCGGAACTGGTCAAGCAGCGCTGGTCGGCGGTTCTGCGGCTGATCGTGGACCGGATCCTCGCCTGGCCGAACCGGCTGGCGCCCGAAGTGGCAGCTTTGACGGACGAACGACAGGTGCGCGAGGCGATTCTGCGCGAGGCGCGCGGGTTGATCAACGATCTGCGGTCGGAAGTACAGTATGCGCGTTGAAGAGATCCAGATTCTGGCGGCAGAGGTGCTAGCGCCGCCGCCCGATCTGACGGTTTCCGAGTGGGCGGACCAGAACCGGCGGCTGTCGTCAGAATCCGCGGCAGAGAAAGGCGAATGGCGGACGGACCGGGCGCCGTATCAGCGCGCGGTGATGGACGCGATGGGCCCGAACAGCCCCTTCGAGACGATCGTGATGATGTGGGCGGCCCAGTCGGGCAAGAGTTCGCTGCTCGAAAACTTCCTCGGCTACGTGATCGAGTTGGATCCGGGCCCGGTGCTACTGGTAGAGCCGCGTGAGGTCGACGCCGAGGCTTTTTCCAAGGACCGGCTTGCCCCAATGCTGCGCGATACGCCGTCGTTGGGCGGCAAGGTGGCGGATGCGCGGTCGCGCGATTCGAACAATACGATTCTGCACAAGAAGTTCCTGGGCGGGAGCATCACGTTGGCCGCCGCGAATTCGCCGGCGGGCCTTGCCATGCGGTCGATTCGCTACTGCCTGCTCGACGAGGTGGACCGGTATCCGGCGAGCGCCGGCAGTGAAGGCGATCCGGTCAACCTCGCCATCACACGCACGGCGAACTTCTGGAATCGAAAGGTCGTGCTGTGCTCGACGCCGACCACCAAGGGCGCGTCGCGCATAGAGCATGCCTGGCTCAACTCGAACCAGCAGAGTTACTGGGTGCCATGTCCGCACTGCGGCGGGTTCCAGGTGCTGCGTTGGGAAAATCTGATCTGGCAGAAGGGCGATCCCGAACGGGCGCACTATCGCTGTGAGCATTGCTCGGGCGAGATCCACGATTGGCAGAAGCACCAGATGCTGAAGGCTGGAGAGTGGCGCGCCGCGCGGCCGGAAGTCACCGACGTCGCGGGCTTCTGGATCAACGGGCTGTACTCGCCGTGGCGCAAGTGGGGCGCACTGGCGAAGAAGTTCCTGGTCGACAAGCAGTCGATCGAGACGTTGCGGGAGTTCGTCAACACCGTGCTGGCCGAGCCGTGGGACGACGCCGCGGAGACGTCGGTTGATCAGGCGACTGTCATGGCGCGCCGTGAGCATTACCGCGCGGCCGTTCCGTTCGGCGCGGTGGTGTTGACCGTCGGTGTCGACGTCCAAAAGGATCGCCTCGAGATGGAACTCGTCGGCTGGGGCCGAGGTGAGGAGAACTGGTCGATCGAATACCGGGTGCTGCCGGGCGACCCATCGGGCGCGCTGGTTTGGCAGGAACTGGATACCTACCTCGAACGCCGATGGCCGCATGAGACCGGCATTTCCTTGCCCGTGGCCGCCTGTGCAATCGACGCAGGGTACGAGTCGCAGGCTGTTTACGAGTTCTGCCGGACGCGCTATCACCGGCGGATCTTTGCGGTGAAGGGCAAGGGCGGTCCGCTGCCCGTTTGGCAACGAAAGCCGACGTCGAAGAACATCCGCGCTGAGAAGCCGTGGATTGTCGGTACCGATACGGCCAAGGAGACGGTCTATGGCCGGCTGAAGAATCCAACGCCTGGAACGCCGGGATACTCGCACTTTCCCGCCGAACGCACGGAGACCTACTTCGAGCAGCTTCTTGGTGAGGTGCTGGTCACGACCTACGCGAAGGGCCAGCCGAAGCGGGAATGGCGGCCGAAGCCGGGCGTTCGGCAGGAAGCCTTGGACGCGCGGGTGTATGCCTACGCCGCGCTGCGAGCGCTCATCTCGATGGGGCTGTCGCTCGACAACGAGGCCGACCGGATCCTGGCAACCGGGAGACCGCAGCCGGTACCCGACGACGATCCCGATCGCGTGCGGTGGCTCGGGGACCGGAGAAAGAACTGGTTGTCGCGATGAAAGTACGCAGTCAAACGCAGGCTCAGGCGAGCGTGTGGGAATACCTCGTCGTCACAGGCGACGCGGAATCGACGGAGATGCTCGCCGGGTATGGGGTCCAAGGCTGGGAGCTCGTCTCTGTCGTTCGGGAGTTCGGTACCCGCGCGACGTTCTACTTCAAGCGGAGGCGCACGTAGGTGGCTTGGACGCAGCAGCAACTTGACGCCATCGAAGCCGCGATCGCCAGCGGTGAGTTGACCGTTCGGTTTGGCGATCGTACGGTCACCTACCGTTCCATGGATGAGCTGCTGCAGGCACGCGCGGTGATCAAGGAGAGCATCAGCGCCTCCGCCGGCACGAGCACCGAACGTTTCAGCTTCGCCCAAACGTCAAAAGGATGAACTGGCTCGACCAAGCGATCACCTGGGTTTCGCCGGAGGCGGGACTGCGCCGTTTGCGCGCGCGCCGGGCCGCAGATCTGGTGCGCCTGGCTTATGAAGGTGCGCGCAATGACCGGCGAACCGGCGGCTGGGTGACCGCGGGCAACTCGGCCAACGCGGAAATCGGCATTGCGCTGTCGAAGCTGCGGGAACGCTCGCGGGATCTGATCCGGAATAACGCGTACGCGGCACGGGCGGTGGCAGAGATCGTTGGCAATGCGGTCGGCACCGGCATCACCGTGCAGGCACGCAGCGGAAGTCCTGACCGGGACCGGCAAATTAACGAAGCCTGGTCCGTTTGGGCGGAGCAATGCGATGCGGATGGGCAACTCGACTTCTCGGGCATCCAGGCGCTTGTGGCAAGGACCGTATTCGAGAGCGGCGAGTGCCTGGTTCGCTTCCGGCAACGCCGCGCAGGAGACGGTTTGGCGATCCCGCTGCAATTGCAGGTGCTGGAACCGGACTTCCTCGACCAAACGAAGACGCAGAAGACAGCCTCAGGCTACATCATCCAGGGCGTAGAGTTCGACCTGGTCGGGCGGCGCCTCTACTACTGGCTGTTTGGGCAGCACCCGGGCGATATCGTGCAGACAGGCGTCCGTGGTTGGGCAGGGTTGCAGTCCGTTCGCGTGCCGGCGTCCGAGGTTCTCCACATCTACAGGAAGGACCGGCCCGGCCAAGTCCGCGGGGTGCCGTGGTTGGCGTCCGTCATTGTCACGCTCCGCGATCTCGACGAGTACGAGGAAGCCGAACTGGTTCGGAAGAAGATCGAGGCCTGCTTTGCTGCGTTCGTCACGCAGCCGCAGGGGCCGGAAGGGCCAACCATCGCGCCGGCCACGCCGGATCCTGCCACGGGCAAGCGGGTCGAGAGTTTCGAGCCTGGCATGATCGAGTACCTCAAGCCCGGCGAAGAGATTTCGTTTGCGGCACCGTCGGCGTCGGCTGGCTATCGCGACTTCATCGCCGCGAAGCAGGCGCAAATCGCGACGGGCCTGCAGTTGACTTACGAGCAACTCACCGGCGACCTCTCGCGGGTGAACTATTCGAGCTATCGCGCTGGGCTCCTCAGCTTTCGCAATGGCATTGAAGGGTTCCGCTGGCTGACTTTCATCCCGATGTTTTGCACGCCGGTGTGGCAGCGGTTCGCACAGATTGCGAGTGTCGCCGGCGTCATCAATGATCCAGACCCCGTCCCCGCTGAGTGGACCCCGCCGGGATTCGGCAGCGTCGACCCTTACAAGGACTCGGTGGCGACGCTAAACCGGCTGAGAACCGGCACGCTCACCCTGCGCCAGGCGATCGCCGAACAGGGCTACGACCCCGACGCGCAACTCGACCAGATCGCAGAGATCAACCGGGTACTCGATGAGCGCGGCATCATCCTCGACTGCGATCCGCGGCGCGTGACCCAGACTGGCACGCAACAGAAGGAACTGAACCAATGACCGAACAGATCACCCGCGAACGGCTGGCGGCCGAGTTCGAAGCGCTGTCGCCAGCCGGGCGCGAAGACCGCACGGCGACGCTCACCTGGTACACCGGTGCTTCCGTGCGCCGCTTTGATGGGCGTGGCGCCTTCGAGATGCGCTTCTCCATGGAGCCGGGCGCGATCCGCATGGGTCGCATGGCGAGCGGATCGGCGCCGCTGCTGAACTCCCACCGCGATTTCACTGTGGATGACGTGATTGGCGTGATCACCAACGCGTGGGTCGAGAACGGACACGGGAAAGCGACGGTCCGCTTCTCAAAGCGCGCCGATGTGGATCCGATCTGGCAAGACGTGCAGGACGGCATTCTGCGCAATGCCTCCATGGGTGTCGCGATTCACGCCGTCGAGGATGTGACCCCGAAAGGCGCGAGTTTGCGCCAGGTGCTCGTCACCGACTGGGAGCCGGAGGAGATCTCCCTGGTGCCTATCGGTGCCGACCCGGGCGCTGGATTTCGATTTGGACGGGCCGAAAGCCCAAAGGAGCAGACGATGGACGAAACCACTGTCATCGACACGGGCGAACAGGCCCGCGCCGAGATCAATGTGGATGCCGAGCGCCAGGCCGCAGCGTTGGCCGAGCGCACGCGCATCCAGGAACTGGAGAAAGTCGGGCGCGCCGCAGGCCTCGACGCGAAGTTGGTCGCGCAGCACGTTGGCGCGGGCACCTCGCTCGAGGAGTTCCGCCGTATTGCGCTGGACGAACTGGCCAACCGCAGCGAGGCCACGCCGATCCGCAGTGCCGCCGCCGTGGTGACGCGCGACCAGGCCGACACGCGCCGCGCCGGCATCACGGCCGCACTTTTGCACCGCTACGATCCGGCCGTATTCCCGCTGCAGGACGACCTCGGTCGGGACTGGACGGGGCAGACGCTGCTCGATCTTGCGCGCGAATGTCTGGAGGCTGCCGGCACGGGTACCCGGCGCATGGCGCGTCACGAGGTGGCGAAGCTCGCGCTTTCGACCTCCGACTTCCCGAACATCCTCGCCGACGTCGCCAACAAGACACTGCGTCAGGCGTATGAGGCCTATCCGCGCACGTTCCTGCCGTTCTCGCGCCGGCGCTCGGCGGTGGACTTCAAGAACATCAACGCGGTGCAGTTGGGCGAGGCTCCGTCCCTGCAGAAGGTCAACGAGAAGGGCGAGTTCACGCACGGGTCGATCGCCGAATCGAAGGAGACCTACAAGCTCGCTACCTATGGCCGGATCGTCTCGATCACGCGCCAAACGATCATCAACGACGATCTGAGCGCTTTCACGCGCATCCCTGCCGGGTTCGGCGTGGCGGCGGCGACGCTTGAAAGCGATACGGTGTGGGGCATCATCACCTCGAACCCGGCGATGGGCGATGGCGTGACGCTGTTCCATGCCAACCACGCAAACCTCAACACGGGCGCGGGCAGCGCGCTGGGGCTGGCCGGCCTCGGCGCGGGCATGGCGGCGATGGCCAAGCAGAAGGGTCTGGACGGCGTCACGGTGTTGAACGTGCAGCCGCGCTACCTGGTCGTGCCGGTGGCGTTGCAGCTCACGGCGTTTCAAATGATCGCGCCGAACCTCGCGCCGGCGAAGTCGGCCGATCTCGTGCCCGAGTACATCCGGGCGTTGACGCCGATCGCCGAACCCCGCCTCGATGCAGCCAGCACGGCGGCTTGGTACCTCTTTGCCTCGCCGGATCAGATCGACACCGTCGAGTACGCCTACCTCGAAGGCCAGGACGGAGTGTACATCGAGACCCGGCAGGGCTTCGACGTCGATGGCGTCGAGATCAAGGCGCGCCTCGATTTCGGGGCGAAGGCCATCGACTGGCGCGGCATGCAGAAGAACGTCGGCAGCTAAGGAGAACTGCACATGAAGAACTACGTACAGAAGGGTGAAACCCTCACGCTCACTGCACCCTATGCCGTCAGCTCCGGCGGCGGGGCACTGGTCGGTTCCGTCTTCGGCGTCGCGGCCAGCGATTACGGCAACGGCGAAGAAGGCGAGTTTCAGGTCGAGGGCGTCTTCGACCTCACGCGCGAGACGGGCGCCAGCACCGGCTTCAGCCAAGGCGCCCTCATCTATTGGGACAACACCAACAAGCGCATCACCAAGACGGTCGGCACGAACAAGCTGATCGGTGTGGCGGTGAAGGCCGCAGCCGATGGTGATGCCACGGGGCGCGTCCGGCTCAACGGAGCGTTCATCGCCTGATGAGCTTCGCGGAATCGACAGCCCGGCTGGACGAGGCCTGCCTGCGCGTCTTCGGCAAGGACGTCACGTACCTGCCGCAGGCGGGCGGGCAGACCACCATTCGGGGAGTGTTCGAGTCCACGCGAGAACCCGAAGACGCCTCTCCCGGCGTCTACGCGGTGCTATTCGTTCGGCTGGCTGACCTGCCGGCTGCCCCGCTACGAGGCGACGAGGTAGTGATCGACGGCACCACTTACAAAGTGTTCGAGATCGAGGCAGACACGAGCGGAAGCGCCGTTTTGCGGATGCGGCAGGTATAGCGATGGCGACGGTTCGGGTCTATCAGAAGAAGCAACTGCGGCTCGACCTGCTCAACTTCCGCCAGAACCAGATGTTCAAGGTAGGCAATGTCGGCGTGGCAGCCGTGAAGAACCGGCTGTCCGCTGCGCAGGGCCCCGCCGACAGCCCGGCCAAGCCGCTCACCAAACGCTACGCCATCCGGAAGACAAAGCTCGGCAAAGGCAACCGCCGCACGCTGTCGCTCACCGGCGACATGCTGCGCAACTTCATGGTCCGGACCGTGAGCGAGAACAAGGCCAAGGCGAGCCTCAGCACGCGCAAGGACCGCATCAAGGCTTGGATCAACCAGAAGATCGAGCCTTGGGTGGTGCTGTCGCCCAAGAACCGGGCGGCGGTGACTGAGGCAACACGCCGCATTCTGATCGAAATGAAACCACGGATGGTGATCGAACGACTGCTGGGCGGCAAACAACGATGATTGATCCCTCGGAACTGGTCGATCGCCTGGTGACGCTGCTTCGGGACATCCCCGAACTCGTTGCGGAAATGGGTGGCGATCCCGAGCGCATCTACGCCTACCATGACCAGTACCCGAAGCGATCGAGTCTCGCCAATGCCATTCACACGATGCCGGCGCCGGGCATCATGGCCGTCTGGCAGGGCACGCAGCCAGGCAGCTTCGGCACCGTTGATGTCTGGAAGCACCAGGTCACGCTGTACCTGCGCGCGCCCGAAACCTTCGACAGCGATCCGCCGACCGCCTACTACCGTCTGTTCCGGCTGATCACGAAGGGCATCCCGGCGTCCGGCACCGCGCCGATGCTCTACACCACCGTGCATCCGTCCTGCCACCCGATGGACTTGCCCCTCATCCAGCGGCAAACCGACGCGGAGGGGCTCGATTACTTCGAAGTGCCGCTGACATTCACGGAGATGGGAGATGAATGAAACCGTTTGGATGCTGCCCCCGCACGGGCTGGGTGAACCACGCGAAGTGGAGGCGACGCCCACCGTGCTCGTGCCATTGATGAACGCTGGCTGGAGCCAGTGCCCGCCACCGGAGAAAGAAAACCATGTCGACGACGAGACTTCAAGAACTCCAGATCTGCTTCGGTAAGCAGAAGCAGGCCGACATCGCCACGGCAAACACCGCCGTGCAGATGTGGCAACTGCGCAAGCTGAACGCGCAGCTCGCGAACCCAAAGCTCAACACCGAGAACGACGCCGAAGAGTTCGGCAAGGGCCACGAGTTCCCGACGCAGTCCTTCCAGACTTCGTGGGACGTGAACGGCACGCTTGAGAAGTATCTCGGTGCGGAGATCGGGGCCTGGGCCATGGCGTATGGGCTTGGCAAGGTCGTTAAGTCCGGAACGCTCCCCAACCTAACCTATACTTGCACGCCGCTCATGCCGGCCAACGGTGACTCGGCGGAACTGCCGTACTTCAGCTTCGTCGAGCAGATCCGCCCGGGCGCCGGCGTGGTGGTCGATCGCATGGCGGTCGGCTGCGTGGTGGAAGGCTGGACGATCACCATCGGCTCGGGCCCGGGGCGCGCCAACTCGAAGATCACGGTCGAATTCGTCGGCTCGGGCAAGTACGTCGAGCCCTCGGCCATCACCATGCCGGCGGCCACTGTGGAGAAACTGCTGCCCTCGGCATCGCTGTTGCTGTCGATCAACGGCGTCAACTACGTCTCGAACAAGAACATCGTTTCACTCGAAACCTCGTGGAAGAACAACGTCCGGATGGATGGCGGCTTCTATCCGGGCTCCGGTTTCCAGACGCCAGGCGACGGCACAAGCGGCGCCATCCGCGGCCGCCTTGAGTTCGGCAACCGGCAAGGCATGCTCAAGTTCGTCGCGCGGTTTGAGAACGGTTCGACGGAACTGACAAAGCTGAAGAACCAATCCACCGGCACGGCGGTAATCGGCCTCAGCTACGACGCCAACAACGCCCTCGATATCACCTGGCAGAAGGTATCCTTCGCAACCGCGGAACTGGGTGAGACCGACGGCATTGTCACGATTGCGGTCGACTGCCTGCCGATGTGGGACGCAACCAATGGAGTCGTCTCCGCTGTGGCGAAGTGCGGCGTGGACGGTATCTGCCAGTAAGGACCAAGCTCTATGGAAACGAAGACTACTGTATTTGACGCGAGCAGCCCGGTGGCGGTGAACCTCCGGACGCCGGATGGCGTGAAGACGATCCGGGTGCGGTTCCCGACCGATGAGGAATGGATCGAGCGCCAGCGGAAGCGCAAGGTGATTGTGAAGCAACTGGGGCGTGGCGTTTCGGAAACGACCATCCCGGATTCCCAGGACATCGACGGCGCGCTGCTCGCCAAGATCCGAGTCGGCGAAGACGAGGGGCCGGTCGTCGATCCGTTCGAGGCCAGCCGCGTTATCGAACAACTCAGCCAGGCGGAGGTGGATGACGTCGCCTCGATTGGCGACGGGTTCCGTGTGACGCTCCGAGTACTGGGCGGCACGGTGACCCATGAGTTGCGGATGCCTTCGGCGAAGGACGTTTTCGAATACCGCCGCGGCTTCGCACGCGTGCTTGACCTGCCCTACAACCGCCAGGAACTGGTTATCAACCTCGCGCCGGCGGCGACGCTGTTCAAGAAGCTGATTCAGTCGTCGGACGGCTACGCAGGCGAAGTCCCGATCATCCACCAGGCCGTCGCCGTGAAAGCCGCGATTGACGCCCTCGATGCGGTCTTCCAGGAGGCCGGGGACCCAAACTGACGCCCGGGGAGTGGCCGGAGCAGCCCTCCCTGCGCTTCCTCATTCATTGGGCGCTCCGCCGCGAGGAACTCTGCGATCCAGGCCTCTGCCCCGATGCTCCGGATGAAAGCGGGAGGTGCGATCATTGCCCGCTGGACAAACTGGATGCCGCTCAAACCTCTGAATCTGGACTGCTAATCCGGCGAGCGGTAGACCTTCGGGCAGCGCTGAAGCTGGGCGTGCGAATCGGCCTCCAAGAGATCGGGGCGGACGAGTTCAGCACAATCCTGATTCTCGACGAGGAGTGCGGGAAGCATGATCTCGAAAAGATGCAGGCCAAGACTCCCTAACCGGCGGGCACTTATGAAGCTCGCCGCTTGCCAAGCCCCTCGGCGATCATTGCAGTCACAAGAGTGTTGAGACTGACGCCTTCCTCCCTC